TCACTATATGATGTGTTACTGCCCGTGTCAATATCTGCGTAAGCTTTAACATTTACTGCTCCTATACTAACACTAGCCTCTTGTCCAGTTAATCCCATAACCTGATCTGATGGAGTTATTGACCCTACAGAACCTGTAAATGATACACCTGTTAATCCCATAGTATCTGCAGGAGATATACTTCCCACAGAACCTGTCATTGAAATACCTGTTAAATCTGCAACTGCAGAACCTAATCCAACTAGAGATCCAACAGAAAATTCTGCTTGTTGTCCTGTTAAAGTTTGTGAATTGTTTGGAGCAATTGCTGTTCCTTGTGCTGATGTAATAGAAAATCCTGTTGGTGCAACTAAACTACCACCAAATCCTAATGCAGTTCCTTGAGATGAAGTTATTGATTGACCAGTTAAAGATACATCTTCGTTTGGCGCAACTGCGGTTCCTTGAGAGAAAGTAGCGGACTGACCAGTTAAACCCATAACTTGATCTGCAGGTGTAATTACACCGTTTGCAAAAGTTGAAGATATACCTGTCATAGCAACATTTGCATCTGCAGTAATAGTTAATGAATCAACAGTTGATTGAAATGAAACTCCTGCTAGTTCTACTGTTTTTGGAATGACCGGAGAAATAGATCCTACTGATCCTGTAAAAGAAACTCCTGAAGGTTCAACAACAGCTGCTGCTGTTATGCTTGTTCCTGATCCTAATGAAAATGTAGATGAGACACCTGTTAATGAAACTGTTTCGTCAGCGAGATTTCCCCACTCACCATCGTTCCATGCTTTTGCACCCCAACCTGTAGCTAGTAATGCATCCCTGTTCCAATAAGCTTGGCCCCAGGTAAATCGACCCCAACCTGTAGAAACGTCGGACATCGAGTCCTCCCTACGCTAATCTAATGATTGCGTTTGTAGCGTCTGCTGTAGGAAATTGAATTGTGAAAGTTCCGTTAGTTGCAGTTTTGTCTCCACCGAAAGCAATCGCACAAACAGCGTCAGTTGTACTTGAGCCTGTGCCAGTTGTTGTGTTGTAGATTAAAGCTGCGTTTGCTGTAAACGTTGCAGAACTGTAAGTAACATCAGAAAAATCTGTAAATGCAGTTGTTGAAGATAGAGAAACTCCTGATCTTGTAAGAGAAGCTCCACCTGCTGTATATGCAGATCCAGATGTATTTGTTATTTCCTCAGAAGTTGAATAGTCCGTAGTTGAAGCACCTAATGTTGCATCACTATCAAACAATGCAATTTTAAAGGTATCTCCACCTGATGAAGAAAAATTATGTTTTCCTTGTAAAAGTTCTTGTTTGAAACTTGAACATATTGCGCTTGTATTTGCCATTTTTTATCTCCTTATGGTGATGGTGAGTCTATTTTAAGTCTGACTGTACCATCCGTATAATCGTCTCGTCTACGTCTGCCAACTTGTTCGTTAGCAAACTTCTGTACTTCCTGTTTATACTTGTTTTCGTAAAGTGTCAACATATCTGCAGGGCCTTTTAAGAAGCCATAAGTCTCTGCTAAACAGCAATATAATAAGCCATTAGGGAAGTTCAAGCTAATGTAATTGGTTAGATTACTGGATTCTAAAAGATCTGGAGCCTTGTTATAATGCACTCTAAATTTATAGTTTGTGTTAGGCGTAGGAGCTAAAAATATACGTCCTGAATTGGTATCAGCTTCACCTGTAGCACCGCCAAACATGGCATAGTATTTTGGTTTACCTTGAGCTGCTGCTGTGCCTGTAATTGGTTGATACTCTTGTAAGTATGTTACGTCTTTTTTCTCTAACCAAGTGTTAGCTCCTGTAAGCACTGAACTTGAATCATAAACCTGTATGCCTCTAATAAAAACTGCACCTGCTGGTGCGTTAATTGTTTCTTGTCCTGGAACTAAATTACCTGATTGTTGTTTTCTGTCCGCATCAATTGGTACGTCTCTAAATATTCTATATTGTGCATTTAAAATAATATTTTCTAATGTATCTGTGTCTAAAACATTAGAATCTGTTTCTGTATAGTTTCTAATTTGTGTAACTAATCCTGAATAACTCAACCCTGCCATTATGCTACTCCTGCCGCTTCTTTACAAATAGGACAACTTTTTTTGTATCTATTATGTGTTCCACATTTTATTGATTTTCCATTTTCATCTGTATATTCATTAATTTCTTCACGACTATTATGCTGTTTATCTACAACATCTTTCGTCTTAAATGTAAAAATATTTTTTATCCAATTTAAAAATTTATTAATCATGCGCTTAATGTGACTGGTCCTACTGAACAGCCAACTCCTCCTCCCGATAATTCGCCAATACTAGCAGTATCAGTATCAACTGTAAAATAAAAATTATTTGCTTTTGCATAGTCTGTAACAACTCTTGCACCGCTTTTAAAAACTCCAGTTGTTATTGCATATCCAGCAGCTTTTGCAATATTAGCACCTGTAATACCATCAAAATCAGAAGGGTTGGTAAATTGAAAAGTTCCTCCGCTTGCTGTGACTGCTAAAGGTGGTCCTCTAAATCTATAAGTATCTCCATCAGTTAAACCATGTCCTGGAAATGAAACATTTATTACTCCTGAACTAGATGCGTAAGTTGTGAAAGGATTGTTTTTCATTAATCTTGGAACATCTGGAGCGGTTCTTGATGGTCTAACGTTTCTTAAAGAAATCGCATCTGCAGAAATTGGTTTAGGATCTAATTGTGGTTGTTTAGGTTCAAATTCACTAACATGCACTAATGCTCCGTTCCATTCTTTTACCATTTCATTGTAAGGAAATTGTAATCCAGATCTATCTGATATTGCTATTGCGTATTTTCCTGAAGCGTATTTTGCCATTATGTTCCTGGGTAATATGTTTTAGGTGTTATGTATGTACTAGAAGCTGATCCATCTTCCGCTAAAGCTCTTGCTAATTCATCTTCATACAATAATTTCATTTGTTGTACCATTTGTGGGTTATATTTTTGAGAAAGATAGTAAGCTAAACCCGCTGCCATACAAGGTACAAATCTAAAAGGAACATCAGTTGCATTTGTATAATCTCCAGCATCTTGAATTCTTTTAATATAATATATGTGCATGTCTTTAGATGCATTTGTAGAATCTGGTGTTGGATAGACACTTACACTTACGTGATCAATAAATCTTTGAACCCAGTATTGATTTGGTGTTCCTTTAGAAAGTTTGTTTGAAAAGGCGGCATAAGTAGATCTATCTACTTTAGTCATTGGTGAATCTGATTGTGTGGTTTGTGTTCTATTAGATCTTAGTTGTGCTTCCAAAACATCGGACATTCCATAAACGCTTGCCGGTGAAGTTGTTGTTGCACTTGTGCCATCATCAGATGATCTGTAAAATTTATATTCAACTTGACCTTCAATCAAATCGATATTGGTGCTTGCTATTTCCCAATAATGAATTCCTCTATTTCCCCATTCTTGAAATAGAATATTTAAAGATCTTCTAGCAGATTTAAGATCGTACCCAGATACATTTTTTAAACCAATACGTTCAAAAGATTCTTCTACTATTTCATCAATAGAAAAAGTTTTATCGAACGTTGTTGTTCCAGAGGTAGTATTAGCCATTTAACCTCCTATCCAGTATAGCCGATAGTAACCGATGTCGTATTAGTTAAATCTAAATATATACCACTTCTACATCTTATACCACTTCCAGGTACGTAGATGTCTAGTCCTTCAGTTCCGCAATTACCTTCGAATACTAAAGACCCAGTTGCATCTTCTCCATCGTAAAGTTTGATATTACTATTCGCAACGCCTTCAACTTGAATATAAGTTATTCTAGCTGGTCCAATATATGAACCTGAAGCGTTTGTTGCTCTACCAAATCTACCGTCAGAAGTTCTACAAGAAAACTGTTGGTCTGATGTTGCCATTTTTTATTCTCCTTAAAATTAAATGTGGGGCCGAAGCCCCACACTAATTAATTATTACGATGCAAAAACAAATGCACCAGTAGTAGCGTCTGCTGCGCCACCCATTTTAGATGCAATATGCCATGTTCCTTTTTCATAACAAATAAAAGCAACCATGCTTCCAGTTGTAAAAAGGTTTGTCGCTGCGTTAGCAGGAGTGAAAGTTAATAAAGTTTCACCCGATGCTGAAGTATCAAAAGTTACTTCTGAAGA